CTCCAAATTAACTTTCCATAGCCCGTTACCTTATATGGAGCGGGAACAGGATACAGTATTTGGTCCCATATTTAAATATGGTTGGACAAGAGTCGCTTTGGACCGCGTTGGGGTTGCTCTCTCAGTGCAGCGATTGATCGGCAATCGAACACCTGATGATTTAGAACGTCATTACCAACTTGCCATAAATCAGGGCAGGACTTGGTCTAAAAAATTCGGTGGGTCTGGCTGCAGTAGGAGAGGCATGGAATTGTGGATAGCACAAGTAATATCTGTTCGTGATGCCGCTATAAGCGTATTGGACGTTGAGACTGCGCGAACAGAGTGGGGCTACGCTCCTCACCCTAAACGGAGGGAGAGGGTACAGGCGCACTCAAAAAGAAATATTCAGGGGTACTTCTTACCGGGCGTTTGGGGTGATCCATACATATCTTATAAAGGTAAACCAGAGGAGTTTTTAGAGTTTACTAAAGCTCCAAGGGCCGTTGGCGACCTGGGAGTTATGACCGCGCTCCGAGGTGGCTATTTTGTGGACGTGGTTAAGGAAGCCATGTCACACGAGTTCCTTTATAAGTGTGGATCTGCCAAATTTGTACCTAAGGCTGATGAGCAGCTTGTCCTAGAAGCTTTTAGAGACGTGTTGTATCATCCCGCAAAAATTGTCATTCGTTATTTTTCAGACGACTCCATTTGGAGTATACAATGTAGGGATGGTCGGTTTAAATTCAACGCGGATTTTTCTAAGGCAGATGGGTCAATGATGCGCCCAGTCTTTGAGGTCATTAAGAAGGTTTTTAGCACAGTCGAAACTAGGGAAGATGTTAACGCGTGTATGGAATCGTTAGCCTTACCGTTTAAGGTGAGGGATCCTCATGATTATCGGTCCTACGCAACGTTCGCCCCTTTTTCCGTTTATGGATTATCCAAGTTCGCCATTTCAGATGATCCAGATTTATCGTCGGCATATGATACGTCTTCTTTTGGTCGAGAAGATAGGTTCGCCGATGACGAATTTGTTGTTTATTGGGAGTGGTTGGTTAAATATTCGTTGTATTCTGGGTCTGTTTTTACTACATGTGCAAACAATGTTATTGAAATGTTGTTGTTTATATATGTGGTCGATCATTGGGTCGACTGCAGTGTTCATGAAGCAGCTGAGCAGATCGAGAGACTGGCAGCGGAGGCTGGTTTCATCTTGAAAGTGGATGCGTGTGAGTATGTTGAGGATTTGCAGTTTCTCAAGATGTCACCCACCATTGTTGGATGTGAGCTAGTGTTAGCTATGAATTTGGGTGTATACTTAAAAGGATTCGGCACGTGTCGTGGTGATTTGCCTGGTCGCAGTCATTTAGGGTTAGAGGAGAGAGCGCGTCGATTTTTGAGCGATGTTGTTCTTGGTCG